TCGTGTAATTAACTACACCCGCCAACAAGGGTAAAAAGTTATGAAAAGAAAAAAAACAAAAAATAAGCAAAATTTATGGGAAAAGCTTAAAAACAAAGCAATTTCCGTAAAAGACGCATTACTTCCAAAACTTTCTCACTGCATAGGCTGTCACGATTTCTGGCAAAACGCTGTGATAGGTTTGGTTGGTTTATCTCTTCTCTGCCCAAGCGTTGACATTATTCAGTCCATTGCTTGGGGATTAATTGCCACAGCACTCATCAAAATTCACGAGCATTGCTGGCAATATTGGTAGGATAATAGTTAAATTCTTAAAATCCCTCTTTCTGTTTGGGAAGGGGGATTTTTTGTGTAATTATAGACGTATGGATTACCAACTCGTATTTAATATTGGTGTAGGAATAATTGGCACTTTAGCCGGATGGTTATTCAAAGTGGCTTACGATCAAATCAAAGAGCTTCAAGAAGAGGTTAACGATGTAGAAGATAAGCACGATAGCGATCACCGATTGATGGTTGACAGGTTCAACGACCTAGCCATTTCCTTACCTGAAAAATACGTAAATAAAAACGATTTCGAGACTTTGGTCAAAATAATGCACCACAGATTCGACAAGCTCGAAGAAAAAATCGATTCTTTAAAAAAATAATAAAAAACATTGCGCTTTAGACTAGAAGGTGTTAAATTACTTTTAGTCTTTATGAATGTTTTAATTTCTACCATTGTCCGGAATAGAGAACAGTTTTTAGGTAAGTGGTATGAAAATATCAAAGCCTTAACTGATCTTAATAAAGATATAAAATTTGACGTTTCCGTTTACGAAAATGACTCTACTGATGATTCCAAGGCTATATTAGAGTCTTTTGATTATTCCTTTCTTAATAAATCTTTTTCTTCAAGTGAAAATATAGCTACCGAATATTACGGAAGCGTAGTTTCTGAAGATAGAGTCAATAATCTAGCTAAAGCTAGAAATAAAACACTAGACCAAGTAGACGACCTTTCTGATTATGATAAAGTTTTAGTGATTGAGCCTGACATTGATTACGATGTAAAACAAGGCTCAGAGCTTTTAAGAACTGAATATGATATAGTGTCAGGAACCACACCGCACCCTCACGTACCTATATACGACAATTGGTGCACTCGTCTCAAAGAAACTGATAGTAGCTGGCCAATATTTATCGGGTTAGATTCTTTTGAAAATGATATAATACCTGTATGGACTACATTTAATTGTTTCTGCGTTTATAAAGCGGAGCCATTTATTGCTGGAGCTAGATATTCTGGTTTTAACGAAAGGCTAAATACCTTTGATTGCGATACTGTCGTAATATGCGAAGAGTTCAGAAAGCTTGGCTTTAAAAATATAGTTCTCGACAGAACTTTTGAGGTTAAACACTTTTCGTGAAGAAGCTTAAGTGGCATTTAAATGAGTCTAATTTCACCTATTTAGATAGGTTGAAGATTGCTTTATTTTTTTTAAACCCAAAGAAAAGGTGGACTCAGGGAAATGAGGTTTTTAATTATGAGAATCTTTGGAAAAATTACGTAGGTAGTAAGTTCGCTTTGTCTACGAGTAGCGGCACCACTGCAAACTACCTTATCGCTCAACAATCATTAGAAAAAAACCCTTCAAAAAATATCGTAGTTTTTCCGAGTGTTACATGGCAAACCTCTGTTAGTCCTTGGGTAAATTTTGGTTTTGAGCCAAAGTTTATAGATATAAGTCTAACAGACTTTAGTATGGATTTAAACTTGCTGGAAGACTACCTATCTAATAATAATGATAAAGTTAATACCGTTTTTGTAACTTCGTTGATTGGAGTAACTCCAGATATACCAAGGCTAAAAGGAATAGGTAGAAAGTATAATGTAGATATAAAACTTGATAACTGTGAGAACACTTTTGGGTCTTACGAAGGTAAACATATTTGTTCTGAGGTAACAAGCTCGACCTCTTTATACTTTGGTCATCAATGTACCACAGGAACAGAAGGAGGATTAATATTTACGAATAGTGAAGAAGAGTTTGTATCTTTTGTGCTCAACAGGTCTCACGGTATGACGAGAGAGCTTAAAAACTACAACCTCTCTAAAAACTATAGCAAGGCTTTAGGTAACAAGCTTGTTGATCCTCTATTTGATTTTCGCTCGCTTGGCTCTAACTGTAGGATTTCAAATATCCAAGCGTATATGGGTAAATTAGACTTCTCTAGATTAGAATATTACATAGACAAAAGGAGAGAGCTATATTCGGAGTTCAGTGATAACTTAGACGCAAATCAGTACATATTACCAAAAACTTACTCTAATAGAGAAAATGTAATGTTTTGCTTACCGATCTTAAGTAGAACAAAAAACAAAAAGAAAATAAAGAACATAATCAAGACTGTTCAAAAGTTAGGTATCGAATATAGGCCAATAATCAGCGGGAATCTACTGAGACAAACGTGTTATAAAAAATTTAATAATTTTAAAAATTTTAAAGTCGCAGAACATGTCCATAACTATGGCATATACGTAGGTTTGCACCCTAAATTAAAAAATGGTCAGGTAAAAGAGCTTGCAGAAATTTTAAACGAGACAAAATGAAAAAGATAATTGTAACAGGTATACTGGGTCAGGATGGGGCAAATATGGCTGAGTATTTACTACAAGACCCAGACAATAAGGTTTTCGGAATGATGCGAAGAAGCTCAGTTCCTAACTTTACCAATACTGTAAATTTTAAAGATCATAAGAATTTTGAGTTTGTGTTTGGGGATTTAGGAGACGAAGTAAGTCTCGACAACCTAGTACAAAGAATTAAACCTGATTACTTTATTAACTTTGCGGCTAACTCTTTCGTTGGGGTTAGTTGGGATATGCCGTTACAAGTAATGGACGCGAACGCTGTTGGCGTATTACGTTGCCTTGAAGCTCTGCGTAAGTTTAAACATGATTGTCGTTTTTACAGCGCGGGTAGTAGTGAGGAGTGGGGTGACGTAGACTATTCGCCTCAAGATATAGTTCACCCAATTAAACCAAGAAGTCCATACGGAGCATCAAAGGCTGCTGCGAGGCATTTGGTTAAAGTTTACAGAGAGTCGCACGATATGTATGCCGTGCATGGTATTCTATTCAATCACGAAGGAACCAAAAGAGGCGAAGAGTTCGTAACAAGGAAAATCACTAAAGGCGTAGCTAGAATCAAAGGTGAATTAGAGGAGCAAATTTCAATAGACTCTCCCACTCCTATCGAGCTAGGAAATATTTACGCTAAAAGAGATTGGAGCGATAGCGAAGACTTTGTAAAGGGTGTTTGGCTGATGCTAAACCAAGAACAACCTAAAGATTACATTTTGAGCAGTGGAGAAACCCACACAATTAAAGAATTCATAGAGTTAGCTTTTAACGCCGCAGGCATAAAAGGAGAGTGGCAAGGAGAAGGTATTCAAGAGAAGTACGTTTATAAGGGCTCAGGAGTTGCTCACGATTTAGTTGTAATAAATGAAAAATTTTATAGACCCGCCGAAGTAGACCTTCTTCTCGGAGACTCAACACCAATCCGAGAAGAGCTAGGCTGGAAGCCAGAAGTTTCATTTGACAAGTTAGTGGAAAAGATGGTAAACTTTGATATTGAAATCGAAAGAGGAAAGAGTTAAAAGCAAGCTAGAGGACTTTGGTTTTTACAAAGCCCAAAGCAGTTATATTCTGAACAATTTCCGTTTTCAAAGAGTAGTAGATGTTGTTAATTATTATGGGTGGTTATTAAAGAATAGAGGTGATAGAGATTATACTCAAAAATATTTTTATCATCTTTTAAGTAATTTTGATTTCAATAAAACTTGGAAAGAGTATCAGGATTACTATAAATCTAAGAAGCAAACGGCTTCTCTTGACTTAACTCAGAAAAAGAAGTATATTTCTTCTGGAAAGAAGGTAGGTAAAGACGCTGTTGTTAGCGATAAACCTAAAAACGTATTGGATTTTATTAAGCATGGCACGAAAAGCGAAGACAGAAAGTAGCGGACTATCCCCAAAAGATCAAATTCAGCAATACCTGAAAGATCACAAAGGGGATCATTATAATTTTGAAGAGGAGAGAGACTATACCGTATCTAGCGGAAGTCTTCTTTTAGATATTGAGATGGGTGGAGGAATCAAACCCGGAATCATTAGAGCTTCTGGCGTTTCCGAAGGAGGAAAAACTTCATGCGCTCTAGCCTTTGCTCGTAATTTTCAGAAAATAGAAAACTCTATGGTTGTCTACATCAAGGCTGAAGGTAGACTTACTCGAGAAATGATAGAGAGGTCTGGTATAGACGAGGACGAAGATAAGTGGCAAATTATTAAGTCTCACGTTTACGAGACAGTTATTGATCTAATTAGACAAATGGTAAAAGATAATCCAACTGATACCAGATATATGTTTATTATAGATTCAATGGACGCATTAGTACCTAGAGGAGACTTAGAGAAAGGTGCTGATGAAGCTCTGAAGGTGGCAGGAGGCTCGTTACTAAGCTCAGACTTCTTGCGTAGAATGTCGTTAGGGCTAGCAAGCAGAGGTCATATTTGTTATATGATTTCTCAGGTGCGTAGTAAAGTTAGTATCAATCCCTACGAAAAGACAGACCCTAGACTCACCAACGCTTCAGGAGGCAACGCCATGCTTCACTATAGCGACTGGATTCTAGAGTTTCAGCCGCGTTGGAGTAAAGACGCTATAACCTCTGGACCCAAAGGGAAAGAGGAGCTTTTAGGCCATTGGTGCAAAATTGTATTTAGAAAAACCGCTAACGAAAAAACCGGTATAGAAGTTAAGTATCCAATCAAATACAGAGCGGAACCGGGAAAAAGCGTGTGGGTGGAGAAAGAGGTAGCGGATATGATGATAGCTTGGGACATGGCTGTAGCTAAGGGCGCTTGGGTCACGGTTTCTGATGAAATCATAGAAGAGGTAAAAGAAAAAACAGGATTAGAATTTAAAAAGCAACATCAAGGTGTAGATAACTTTGGAAAGTATTTCGGTGAAGAGCCGAAAATAGGCAAATACATGTTTGCTAAATTTAGAGAAGCACTTAAGAAACAATGATCTCGTTTGAGAAAAAATTTATTTTTATGCACATACCCAAGACGGGAGGTACGAGCATAGAAAGATCAGTTCTTGAGCCTTATGCTTACTACTTTGAGAAAGATAGAGAAAACATCTTGATGGAAAAACATTTTTCTTCGTTTATGGATGAAAATGAAAACTACGATCAAGAAAATGGAAGATTCTTGGGTAAACATTTTACAGTAAAAAACTATTATTCAGCATTTACCAATCATGAAGATTTTGATAATTATTTCGATAGAGAGTCTCTAGCTAATGTAAACTCGAACCCCTTAGATCATTTTTATAAATTTACTATCGTTAGAAATCCTTGGGATAGATTAGTTTCATATTTCTTGATGAACGTCACCGAGTTCAATCAAGATGACTTTAAAGACTTTACTTCTTCTTTTCTCGGCGGATCACACCAGAAAGTGCAAAGAGATTATTTTAAAGAAGGAGAAACAAGTTTAAACCTTTTTCCTCAGTCTGTTTGGGTTAGAGATTTAAAAGTTTTCGATAAGATAATAAGGTTCGAGAATTTAAATCAAGGCTTTAAAGAGGTTTGCTTGGATTTAGAAACAGAGCACCAAGAGCTTCCTCATTTAAACAAGCGAGAAGGAAGACTGCATTACTCAGAGTATTATGATGACGAAACCAAGGCTATGGTTGAACATGCTTGGGGGGACGATGTAAAGCTTTTCGGGTACAAGTATGAGACTGTATAATGTCTATGGTAAGCTTCAAAGCAAGCAGGTAACAAGATTTCTGGTTGATTGGGACAAGCCTTGCCGCTCCAAGGTTCAGTTTAAAACTAAACAATTTTTAAAACAATTTTGGGAAAATCAAGTTGTTTATGAGGAGTTTCCTGTCTACGGAACCAAGATGAAAGTAGACATTTTAAACGCTACCAAAAAGATTGCGGTAGAGGTTCAGGGCAACCAACATGTTAGTTTTAATAAGTTTTTCCACAATAATTCACGCCTAAAATACCTTGAGTCAATCAAAAGAGACGCCCAAAAAGCTCAATGGTTAGAAAAGAATGGTTATACCTTAGTAGAGATACATGAAAAAGAGGTAGAATCATTAAATAAAGAGTTTTTTTTAAATAATTTTAATATTGCCTTATAATCCTTACAGGGTGTAATATCCCCTGTAGGCGTAGGTTTGGCGATGTACAAGGATCATAGGCGTTTTCCTTTAGTTTTCGACAAAGCAATCACCTCCAATTCTGGGGGTTTTTGTTTGTATTCTTACGGTTTCTTCTTGAACGAAAGGGTTGGTATCTAAATGGGCAGTATTGATCTATGTGGAGCCGGAGAAAGTAGTTGCTCAGATTACGATGAGGCCATTTATGGTAATGGTTCTGAGGTCTTGGGAACATTCCAATACTCTAACAACTCAACTGGAGCCGCCAGCACAAGAAGCGATTATGAAGGTTATGGTGGCTGTCTTGATACTCACGGAGGGTTCACCTACAGCTATACTGGCACCTTTCAGGTAGGAACTCAACTCACAATAGGAGGTTTAAGTAGTCTAAACCCTAGTAACTGTGATGATGGTACTCGACCTTGTACTAGCGATGAATGTCTTACCTCTGGTACAATTGATAGCGCAGGCTGGTTGGTTCGACCCGGTGATACTGATAGTGGTGGTAATGCAAAAGCTTATTACTTGGTTTATCTTAGTGCAGACGGTGTAGTTCAAGCAATTAACGACACTACTCCGGGGTCTTCACCGACACCAACTACCACCCCAACGCCAACCGTTACGCCAACCGTTACGCCAACCGTTACTCCAACGACATCCGTTACTCCAACGACATCCGTTACTCCAACGACATCCGTTACTCCTACGCCGAGTACTAGTTCTGCTAGCGCTTTTACTAATTGCGGTGATACATCTCTTTATACAGAGGATGCTTTAGGAGAAGAATTCCTTGCTGGGGATATAGTATGCTTCTATGTAGATAATCTTGCGTACCAAGCAGTTGTTACAACAAGCCAAACTCCCGGAGGCTCAGACTGGATACGAAACTCTAATTTTGACGGGTGTTGCGCCAGCCCAACCCCAACACCAACGCCAAGTGTTACTCCTAGTATTACTCCAACGTCGAGTGTTACTCCTAGTGTTACTTCAACGTCGAGTGTTACTCCTAGTGTTACTTCAACGTCGAGTGT